ATGGTACATCATCTTTTGTGCCAGAGCCCTCTGATGGATCTATACCACCATTACGTCTTGGAAATCCCATTTGACCACCATCTGCGGCAAATCTTATACCACCAAGTTGACCTCCAGGCCCACCTTGTCCAAAAGGTCTTCTCTCAAACTCTCTTCTAGTATCTTCTTCGTCATCTCCAGCAAGTAATTGTGCAAGTAATCCTGCAGTTAAACCTTCGCCCATTCGTGTATTTAGAAGACGAGCTAACAAATTATCTTCGCCAAGACCTCCTGCTTTTAACAACTCACCAGTAAATGTTTTAGGTTTAAAAGATTCAGCTATTTGTTTATTTGCTTGTTCGGCTGGAACTGTTGATGTTCCTGAAAAAGCTCCTGTGCCTTGTCTTTGTGCCATTGGGTCTGTCATTCTGTTTCTTGCAACTTGATCTACCCTTTCAGCAACATCAGTAGCAACATTTTCTGGCCCAGTAAAATTATCAAAAGCCATGCCAGCAACACCACCAAGCAAAGCATTTCTTAATGCGTCTTTATTTTTACCACCCATCACTTTTGAAGTCAGAAAGGATGTTCCTGCTCTAGTTAAAAAAGGACTAATTGCTGATGATGTTCCAAAAAGTTTACCTATGCCTGCTCCAACGCCAGGACCAGTTACTGCACCTATTGCCACAGGAAGAACCAAATCTTTTAATAAATCACCTAAATTCATGTAATTATATTACCTCAATTTTATTTATTCGTCTATGTCTTAACTTTTATAGTTCCATTATCGTTAAATAAAGCACCCACCTCTAAATCTGTATCACTTGTAGGCAAATCCGTCAAAGTAATCTTAGTACCACGAAGTTCTCCGGGGTTTTGTAATTGTACCACAAGTTGACTTAAACTTCTCACCATTTCGTTAAAATATTGAACATCATACTCATCTGGTGGCAAAGAAAAATTTGGTGGTGCTAATTGTCTACTCATCTATCACCATCCGCTCTTAAATCTACTCTATTTGTTCCTAATCTCCAATTAACACCTTGTGTTGTACTTTCTACTCTTAGACCAAATGATCTACCACGCAATCGTAAATGATTGAGTTCAGTTGTTGGAGATACAGTATTTGTAGATGTTTTAACAAAGCCACCATTTGGAGTTCTTTGTGCTTTTAAAGAAAACACGGCTTTTTTATTATCGTTACTAATATTACTATCACTATTATCAAAACTAACATCTGGTATCATTCTTCGTAAAAAAACAAATTGATCTCCATCTTGTATGTCAATAGGACTTGATTCAATAAATGACGTAAAAGCAGTACCATCGTTGTCATTGCCCTTTTCGTGATTGTATACAAGGTTACTGTCTGTAGCTAAAGGATATTGATACACACCTCTGTCAATCCATGATGTTCTTGCTAACGACCCAACGTACCAAATCTTTTGATCATAATTATACACCACATATTTGTCATTCTCACCAGTCCCACCATTTGCTAGAGCATTTGTTTGTGATGGATAAAACCAAAACACCTCACCAAAAGCAGAATTAACTCCTGCATAAACTTTATCTGATTGTGTTTCATTAAAATCTTGAAAAACATGATCTCTTACAGAGCAAGGTATAACTTGAACACGACCATCATAAATATAAAAACGATCATAGCCCATCCAAAACACACTATCACCTACGGCAACTGCTGAATTAAAGCCTCTAACTGTTATAGCACTTGCTAATTGATTAATACCAAAAGTAAATGGAGGCCCTATAAATTGCATACTATGAACAGATGTATCTGTTAAAACAATCATTTCTCGTCTTGTTTTAACAGCAGTAACAATTTCTGATCCTGAACCTATTCTTAGACTTCCAGCAGTGTTAGTTGCAGTAGGTGTCCAAAAAAAAGGGTTTTCTTGTGAACTAAAGCGAACAAGCAATCTGTCTTGCACTGCTTCACCTATTGGATTTGCACCAAAACAAATTACATGACGATCTCGTTCTGATACAATAACTTTGCGAGATTTTGTTGGTGCAGCATCAGATAATTCAATTAAGTTTTTTGCTCTTGTGCTAGTTCCAAGAGTTTTATCCCAGTAAAAAACAAATCCATCTTTCTCATTAAATATTAAATCTTCACCAAAATTGTCTTGTGACCACAAACGCAAAGTACCACCACCAGCAGTTTCACTTGAAGGATCACCCCAACCATCTGAACTCCAAGTGCCTGCACCCCATCCATCTCCAGGCACAACAGTATTAATACCAATATTAATTTGATATTCGGCATCTGCTGAACCAGCACTAGACAAAGCGGCAGCGGCATTAGAGCTTAAAGTAATAATGTAACTATTTGTATTAGTAATAGATGTTATAGAAAATTCATTGTTTATTTGAGTGTTTAGAGAAGAATTACCAGTATTTGCGTTACTAAAAGTTACAAAATCTCCTGCTATAGCTCCATGAGAGGAATCATTTACAGTAACACTTGTGCTATCAGTTGCCGATGTAAATGTTATTGCCATATTAAGAACCACCTACAGTAACAGTTGATTCATTAGTTATAGATACAGCTACATTTCCTACTGCTGTAGTAATAGCTAAATTAGCAGTTGTTGGTGGAGTATCTATTGTAACTGTTCCAACTTGTCCTGTGCCTATTGATAGAACACCAGAATCTGGATTTCTTGCCAAGACAGGAACATCTTGTGAACCAAGCACAACAGCAGTACCAATTTGACCAGTTCCTGCACTTGCAGATGGTGTCGTAGTTATTGTTACACCACCTAAATCAAAAACAGTTAGACCACTCACAACCTTACGTCTCAAAGGCGTTATATCGTTGTAATCTTGTGACTCTTCAATATAAAATTTAATTTCAGTACCTATACCTAAATACTTATTACCTTCTAAATTTGCCCAAGAATGTAAAGATCTTGACGAGCCAAGAAAAGTGTTCGGTGAATATTTTTCCCAACCACCTAGTTTTTCTGGATAACCAAAACGAAAACGAACTAGATCACAATCATTCCATCCACCTTTATTTGAATAAGAAGTTGTTTCTTTATTTATTCCTGGTCTAAATTTTAAACTTGTAATAGGCATAAGCTATAGTACCCTAAAACATAAAATTAAACAATATCCCAATTAAATTGGAATAGCTGAATACAATGCTGAAACTTTTATTTCATTCAAAGTAATTTTAGTGCCTTGACGTTCACCAGGTTTTTCTGTTACCAAAGGACTATTTTCATCGTATATATTAAAACCTAAAGTTATTCTAGGTCCCTCGTAGGGTTCATTAACTACAACTCTATGATCCTTGTTCCCTGGACCTATATATATTTGACCTATTTTGTTTTGTATTTCCCATTCTTTGAATTGTGTTGTCGTATTTTTAGGATCTATTGCTATATAACCGTGCCACAAATCGGTATGATTATGCCAATTTAAAGAATCAATAGCTTCTTGTTCATGGTAATTTAACCAACAATACATCCACAATCTGCCTTTATAATTTGTAAAATGCCTTATGCACCATTTTAATTCTTGAAACAAGTCATAATATTCTGAACTACCACCAACTAAATTAAAAAAATTATATTTGTCGTACAGCCATGTCTTATCTTTATTTTCAGACATTTTTTTTAATTTATCAAAAGCAACATCTGTATCTCTAAGAAAAGTAGTGTGCTTGTCTTGTATTAATTTGGATTCATAAACTTTATAATTGGCACTCATTTTTTTGCCTTTGGAGTTTCTTCTCCAGAATCTTTTTTCTTTATTTTTGGAACATTAAGTATAGTTGTTCTCATCATTTTATCAGGAGCAAATGTCGATGTTCCAGATGGGTTGTTTTCACCGTCTGTGAAAAAGCAGTTGTCTACTAACTCTCCATTTTTAACTAAAGTAGGAGTTGGATTAGTCATTCCTCTTTGGTAATTAGGTTGTATTCCTGCTCCAAAATAATTAATGTTAATGGTAACTCTGTATGGTGCATCTGTCGGAGAAGAACTTGAATGAGGTGTAGTTGGATCAAAAAGTAACAATCTGTTTTCTACACTTTCAATTTCTGTTCCATCATACATTGTAGTAGGAGCATTACAAGTTTGTGTAAAAAACAAAGCTCCATTATGTTTAAAATCTGAGTCCACATGTGGAGCATGATGAGTTACTTTACCAGTATTACTAGGAAAATATAAATTTGCTTTAATTCTTTGAAACCCATCTACATAAAGTTTTGAAGTTATATAAAAAAACTTACTTAAATCGACTCCGTTATTCCATTGTTCTCGAGGAGGATGATTAGAATGAAAAACATTAGTTGCAAAATAATGCTGTTCATTTTCTGTTTGCATGGCATTAATTCGTCCACTTAATGTCCAAGGGAACATACCATCTGGACCAAGATAACTTTTAAGATCACCAAACTCATGTGCTGGTAAAAAATTGTCGTATACGATATAATACATATGTCACCTATTTAAAATTAAAACCACCGACCCAGCAAACTAAACTGTATCGTGTTCCTTTTGTAACGGGAACAACGCCATGTTTCATGTAAGAAGGAAAAAATATAGCAGTACCTTGTTCCATTGAATCTTCAACAACAAACTTTTCTTTGTCGTCTGGAAATTCAAAAGTACCTCCTTCATAGTATTCTGGTGCAGTTAATTGTATAGAAACAGATAATTTACGCACCATATAATTTCCGTTAACTGGAACCTCATCATATTGACCGTCTTGATGAGGCTTGTAAAATCCTTGATTTTTTTCATCGTATTTGGTTATTTGAAAAGGTTCTGGATCCATTAAATCAAAACCATAATAATCGTTATTTACTTTTTGTATTAATTCTAAAACGGGATAAAAAATATCTAAATGCTTAATCGATCCTGCTAACCAACTAGTTTCACTTTTTCTTATAGTAGGTTGTCTTCCACTACCAGTTTCTGCCAACTTATAATTGTCTTTAGCTCTCTCAATTATGGTATTACAAAGAGCAGGACTAAGTGCCTTTTTTGCAATAATTATATTTCTTCTCATTAATTACTCTCTCTTCTAGAATCTGGGGGACAATACAAATTTGGTCTTTGGTCATAATTATACTTAGGGTAGAAGCTACCTTTTTTATCTATATAATGTAAAAAGACTTGTGTATGAGATTTATATTTTAAAGAACCTCTCCAATGAGGCTGTTCATATCCTTTGTATGTTACTCCTTGTCCTGGAAGTAACGTAAACTTTTTATCTTTTTCTGTTATTTTATAAAAGTCAGATTTGTTTAAATCATCTGATGCGTAAAATTCCCAATCATCTCCACCATCTCCACCAAGACTCAAAGAAAAACTAACGTCACAAGCAGGTCTGTCTTTGTGAGGAGGACAATCTTGACCTTTTAAATACATTCTCCAAAAAGAATAAGATGGAACGAGTTCTTCTCCATACGCTTTTGATATTTTTGGCAATAGAAAATGACAAAGATTTTCAGTTACGGGATCAATATATTCTTGATAACAACCTGCAAAATCAATTCCCTCTGGAGTTTGTTTTGTAAGACCTGCGGTTATAAGATAATGTATATGAGACCTAACTAATTCTACTTGTGAAAGAGTTAAAGCATCCACAACTTTATTCATTTGTAAACAACCTCTACCTTCTATATTAGAGATTATATTACATTAATTAATTAACTCCAAGGAAAAGTTGCAGAAAAGTCATCACCAGACCCAGTTCCTTTAGCAGAGGATCCAGCAATTTCATCTGTAAATGCTATTTGTGCATTTAAAAATTCTTTTATTTCGGCTATTGAAGGATCTGTAAGTCTTGCTTCCACCCACGCTTGAACAGCAGATTCTGATACTGAACCATAAGCTGTAAAGCCAGACCAATCGGCTGGGTTTTTTAAATCTAAATCATACGCATGTGCTTTTTCTGTGTTAGTGCTACTTTCTTTTGCAGTTAAAGTACCTTCTACCCTTTTAATCACATCAGCGTATGTACTACCACCTTCAGTAATATTCTTTGTATATAATTTTGTTATCGCCCATGTATATGATACAGACATTTATTTCTCCTTAAGATTGCACCGTGCCAGTAACAGTACCGTTATTTGTAAAAGTTAAACTAGCAGGACTTGTTTTTTCAACGGCTAATCCTGCTGCTCCCGCAGATCCTGCCGAACCTCCTGCCGAACCCGATGATGCTCCCGCAGACCCTGCCGAACCCGATGATCCTGCCGTGCCGTAAGCTCCACCGTTACCTCCAGCTCCACCCGCTCCACCGTCTGGACCTGGTGTTGATGATGCTCCACTAGAACCTGATGCACCTGGATCTGCTCCTGGCTGATTGTTAAAACCTCTTCCTAAACCTCCAGCTCCTCCAGCTCCACCGTTTTCTCCTACAAGTTGTTGCTGTTGCTGTTGTGGAAAAGTTCTTCTAATATTAAAAGAAGTAATGGTATAATACAAAGGTTCAAATACTGTATACTGACTAAGAGCAGCAGGACCTCTGTAATAAGTATATTGACCAGAAGTGTAAGAAGTAACAATACCTGAAAATTCCTGACTGCTTTGTTGTGCCCATGTAAACTGTGACTTCTCTGGTATCTGTCCTTGCCACATACTCCATGCGTATGTGGGATTATTGTTTACATATGTAGGACCTTGTTGAGCAGTCCCTTGTTGTTGCTGTTGACTAGTAGAGCCTTTACCTCCTCCACCGCCACCAGCACCGCCACCGCCACCAGCGAGTATACTACCATTATTTACAATGGTACAATCAGAGGCTACTTTAATTGCATCGCCACCTGCTCCTCCGTCAGCTCCAGCTCCTCCAGTGGTACTTGTTCCTGCAGCTCCAGCCGATCCACCAGCACCTCCAGCTCCAATAATGTTTCCATTATTAGTAACTGTAATAGTTCCTGCACCACTTGCATTGACTTCTAAAGCATATTCAGAAGTATTGTTTGATCCCAATGTTATATCAGAAGGAATAATAATATTTTTTGGATAATCTAAGTCCCAATCGTCTCCAAATAAAGTTGAAGCATCTTGATCTGTCGCAGACGAGCCACTTAATCCCGCCGTTGTATAAGTAAACGTAAAACCTTTTGCTTGA